CCCAAAATCATCAAACGCATTTTCCGGAAAATCACGGTCATACAACGTTTGTAACATACCGATTACAATGTCTTTGCCTTGGGAATCAAATATCGGACCCTGAATACGACCAATCTTGGCCGTCGGTAGAAATTCATTGATTCTTTCTATCCATTGATTCAGTAGAAATTCTTTGTGAACAACAATGAGTGTTTTTTTTTGAATCATAGAAATAATTTTGATTGCCATGACCGTTTTACCGCGCCCACAACCGATGGTGATAATTCCTCCACCCACATTATGCAGCGGATTTTTTTGATCAGATGGCTTACGTTCCGTATCGCCATCAACAACTAACTCCTCCGGTAGCGAAGCTACCGGAGGAGTTAAGACATGAGATAAATACGAATCTACGACCACTTCTTGGTAATCTCGCAGAGGTTTATCAAACGAACAAGACAAGGGGGCAATACGTTCTATTTGAAGTTCCCGTTCAGCCGGATATCCGTAACGAGCAATTCCATAGAAACGTGGTACATATATTTTGTTGGTATTTTCGCGATAAACTGAAAAGGCAGTGGAATCAATGTCTGCCGGTGCGCCATAAGAAGGACCCTGTTTGACAGGAATCATATGCAAATCCTTGTATAGGAATTGTAAATCTTCGGGATTCAGTATGGATTTGGGAATGGTATAACCTTTTTTACCTAGATACGAACCTTGACGTATTTGTTCTTGGTACACTTCGGTAAGAACAAATTTTTCCGATACGATTGTCTTGGTGGAAGACATTCCTGCCTTTTTTTTATAAGGTGCTACTTTTGATTTAGATGTCATTTTTAAATTTACGTTTACAGATTGGATTCAAAAAAATCAATTTTCTTTTTCATCATATATTGTATAAGATAGGATGAAAAATATGAAAATGAACCAATTACTCATGAAAAATCCGTTGGAAATTATTTTATTGGTTCTCATTATTATTTATTTGTTTTACCCTGCACCTACACCACAATATATTTCTTCGGCACTGGATACACCTTTAGGAGTGGTGGCATTAATTACGATAGTTCTCTTTTTGTTTTTGTATTGTCATGTATTTTTAGGTATTTTATTTATCATTGTGGCATACAAACTTCTGATAAGTTCGGCTCCCAGTAATGTAGCTGTCATTGAATATACTCCCCAGGCAGCGGCATTGGACCAAGACACAATTATTTTACCAAATGTAATGGTAGATGTAAATGAAACCGATTTACGCTTTCAACAACGAGGATATGGTAACCAAATGGCAGTTCGTCCCAAGAGTGCATATGACCGAAACGCAAACAACAATGACAATTTGGAAATTGTTGTTGTGAACCAAATGGCGGCTCCCAAACAAGTCAATGAAGATTATCTAGATAGTGAATTCAAACCCGTGGCAGAAACGATTCATAATGCCGATGGATTTTAAAAAAATAAATGTCGTGTTATTTAATATATTAAATGACAGAAAAAACATTGGTGATTGTGTTGTCCGAAACACGAGCATCAGAACTCACATTTGACAATTTTAAAAAAAATGTGATAGAAGAGTTACAAGCAGATTTATGTATATGTATTGGAATAAAACCAACGTATGATTACGAAAATCCCTTTTATAAAGAGGCAAAATATCGTTTTTTATTTAACGAACCAACTAACTTTGCTGACGCATATGACGAAATACATAAACCAATTTTAGATGTTGAAGAAGCCAAAGTAGACGATACATCCGATATAAAAAAAAATACGAGTTCATGGAAATCGCAACCTACAATCAATGCGATTCATGGATTGTTATCTTCTCCTAAAATGTCAACTTCCAATATTGCATATCTTGGTGATTTTGACACGGAAGAAATGATACCATGGGAGAAACTCACCGACGACTATGATACTCTGGTGTATCATTCTGCATTATTTCACAAATGTGAATGGCAAAAAGGTGTCTATGGTATTCGTAATTCTATGAATTTGTCTTTCAATCATTCACATCCGGATATTACAACATATCAAAACATGAAAAAATCAGGACAAAATCATTCAACAACAAAATCAGGAGGACATTGGTCAGAGGGACAAAGTCCTTCAACAACTAAGTCCGGAGCAAGCTTCGCTTGCAGAGGACATTGGAGAGATTTGTTTCAATTAGATGATCAATTTATGGGAGGTGTGATTGAAGGAAATAAAACATATAACGGTTCGGCTGGAATACTCGTTTTTTTCAGATGGTTTTTACTTAAATCTTTGAAAGAAAATGATATATTAACCAAATATGATAGATTCATTATTACAAGAAGTGATTTTCTTTATGAAGTACCTCATGTTCAGATGAATCGTTTAGATAAAAATTGTATCTGGATTCCTGATGGTGAACATTATGGAGGTTTAACTGACCGCCATGTCGTTTTGTCACGAGAAAATATAGAAACATATTTAAATATTTTTAATAGTTTTATAGAAAGTCCTGATTTATATTTATCATATATGAAGAATCATGGGGTACATAATTTGGAGACAATGATTAAAACACATTTAAATTACAAAAACGTCATGAACAAAGTCAAATATGTACCATATGTAATGTACAGTGTCCGTGCAGAAAACGGTTCTACACGATGGTCAAAGGGTGACTGGTCAAATGAACATAATTATTTTATCAAATATCGTACTGAATATGATAAATCGTCCTATTTTAAACAACAATATAACAGTGTAAATAGAGACTCCAATCTTTTTTATACCAAGTTTCTAACCAATTAGAAATTGTAGAATTATTTTTTTAATACATGCAACTATCAGGTGGGGGGTTATTTTTCACACCTATATATCCAATGACCCAACTAATCATCAACAAAATAATGAATGTATTGTATTTTGTAACATTTGCTCCCGGAATAAATGTTATCATATAAATGACAAAAATCATCATCCAATACACGGCATTAAAAATAATAGAAAGACCGCGTGATTTTCCACCAATTCCTGTCTGTGGTTTACGTAGATAATCACCCATGGTGGCTGAACCAGTGTAATTATATCCATGTTTTAGTACTACACACATCATAAAATAATACATGAATGGTGTACCAAAATACACCATCAAAAAAATGATAAAATAGAATACAATACCCATCAATGAATTGTTCATATCAAAAAATTGTTGTTGTGAAGTATAATACACCGGTTCCACCGTCATGTCATCCCCCGGTATCATAGAACATTCTTGGTACGTATAATTGGGGTCATCAATCAAAGGTACTTCCAAAGTAACAACGGGTCCTTTGGAAGGACATGTACCCTCCGTGCCAGAAACGATTCCAAGAACACGATTGGCCATAGACATGGCACTATTGGCCGCATTACTAATATCATACATTACATTCTGTTGAAGATTCGCGATTGCATTATATCCATTTTCTAAAGCTTTTCCTGCATTCAATTGAACTGTACTGGAATCGTAACAAGCACCATCCAAATTAAAAAAAATACTCGCGGGATCCCATCCGTACCTAGTGGTAGGACCCATGGCTGCATTCCAATAGTTATAATGTGATGGTATAGTGACACCTTTGGTAATCAGAAAATTGAGAAAATTACCTTCCCCATTCCAAAACATGTTTACATAATCTTCATAACAATCTATACCTCCTTTATCTTTTCCCACTACAGCCGGATTTAAACCATTTCCACCCATGTATGGGTTCAAACCATCATTATGTTTACGATAATCAAATATTGCCAACAAAATATCGGAAATTTCTTGACTACCACTGTTTCCTTTGATATTATTAATGTATTTTTGCATCACTGTATCAAAGGAACCACACATAGTATCTGAATTGATGGTTGCATCCGGTTTTTGTAAAATGGGTGCACCCGAATAAGTAGTAGGAACTTTGGATAAATTGTCCAAATTGGGAGGATTACCTGCTTTTATATCACACATGGAACTAGGATTACCAAAATGACTCGGATTTCCATTTTGTGTCAAGGAAAAAAATTTATTCAATAGAGGAGATACATAACTTGGAATACTGGGAGCGGCGGCGGCCGGACCCCCTTTATGTACACATGCATCGTCGGGTACATTACTTCCCGCCATAGGTCTGCAACGACGATGTAAATTATCACCAGTAGGAACATATTGATAATCACACTCAATGCAATCGTCTTGGTTGGTGTTTTTACAATGAGCCATAGACAATGAATCACAATTGCCATGTGTGTTGCTATCAGCAACGCTTCCTGCAACTGGTACACATTTTCCAAAATTATTTCCTGCACCAAGAACATAATTGGAATCACATTCCAAACAAGACTCATATCCTAATGCCCTTGTCGTAGATCTACAATTGTCCATTCCTTCTTGGAATCCTTCTTGTATTTGTATTGCATCGGCGACATGTTTTGTAGGTGAATCGTGCAACAATAAATTGGATGTATTACCACCCATCATTTTCATCCTAGGAAACCGAATCGCAATAGGTGTTGTGTAAAACACGGCGGTACATAGCTGATTATGAAACATAATTTCAGTTACCTGGGGCATTGGCATATCATATACAAAATCATTCATGGCTATATGAGCAGGTTCGGTTTGATTCACTTGTTTCATATTGTCATGATATTGGAACAAACGTTCAATAGATTCTGCATGTTGATTTGTTGCCATCTGAGACTGTGTAGATGTTAAAAAGAAACAACTATAGAGAGGAGGTCCATTCATCAAAGGACGATGAGAAATCACAATTGCACCTGAAGGCGTATCCGCCCTCTGACCATGTATATCGCGCATTTCGGGATGTTGATGTAAATAGGATTGTAAAAAAGGAAATTCAGAAAAAGAGGCAGGGGTAGGACATAGACATAATTCCATTGATTGATAACCCATTTTGATTCCGGATTGTTTGGAACGATAGGTAATATTGGGTTCATTAATACGTCCCTGAAAATTATAATGAATGGTTTGATTGCGTCTGGATTCGGTACATAACATAGAATAATAATTGGTCTGTATCATTGGATACTGTTTTTTTTGTTTTTTTTGATTATGTTGTACGGTTGGAACCAAGATGATTTGACTTTGAGATGCTATAGTTCTATTATCCCATGTATACATAGGTATTGCCGAAATATTATCTTCGGTTTGTATAATGTTCATCATATACTCTATATGACGAAACTTATTACACCTTTTCTCATTTAAATTACCATGAAACCTCTCAAGAAACCTCTCAAGAAACCTTAGGAGGGCGCCGAGTTTACGAGGTGTCCTCGTTACAAAAGGGAGGTTTTAAAGGAACCTACGGTTCCTTTACGAAAAGGAAATAAACAATTCATAGATTTGAATCCTATACATTGATTAAAATGAACATTCAGTATGAAATACAAAATATGAATGAATTTCGTGAATTATTGGAAAACAATCCTGGACATATATTTATCAAATTTGGGGCCGATTGGTGTGTTCCTTGCAATAAAATCAAAGATTATGTATTGGAAAAATTTGAAAAAATATCTTCATCCACCGTTCAATGTATCATCATTGATGTGGACGAAAGTTTTGAAGTATACGCTTATTTAAAAAACAAGCGTATGATTGGAGGTATTCCCGCAATATTAATGTATTCTAAAGGAAATTTGACATTTATACCGGATGGACAATGTGCTGGTATAAATCGTACAGAAATTGAACATTTACTAAATATTACCACCCTCTAACCAAAGTTAGTTGTTGAAGGCTAGGCTTTTGCGAAGCAGCAAAAGCCCTATAACCAATCATTCATCAATCCAGCCGCATGTAAATGTATCGTTAAAAAAGGAGGTTGGGGTACAGAGGGTAATCTTTGTATTTTTTCCAATGTTGAAATTTTTGGATTTTGTAAATAGTCCAACAAATTCTTTTTTTTTATGTAATTTACCAATACAAAAATTTCGTATTCTTCGTTGCTTTCTGAACGTATAAAACGTTCATCCATTCCACTAAATTCTAACAATGAAATCTTTGGAATCGGTGGAAAAGAATCGTTTTGAATGTGATTTTCAATTGGTTCATCTTCTAGTACCGGAAAATCATCGTCTGAAAATTCTATCATGGACATCATATGTTTGGGTGCATTTTGTGGAAAGGAAGACATCATATAGGTAGATGTTGATATTGATTTATAACAGTTAAAATATGATTTAATGCAAAACCCTACAAAGAATGCATACAATAAAAACATGATTTTGTTGTTGTTGTATTAGTATAGTATTAAATTTTTATACCTAAATAAAGGAACCTACGGTTCCTTTAAAACCTCCCTTTTAATTAGGAATAACATTATGGATGTGGTATCCGTAGCAGAGTGGAGGATAACCACGCATATTCAGAAGGACGACTCTGCGAAGCGTGGAGTCCAGAGGAATATGATAAGAGGGTTTACATGCAGTATACCCTTTAACCTTTATTCTGGTCTGATTGTATGATGAAATCGCACTTGTGTGATTTCACTGCCAATATGAACTGGAAAAGATTTACCTCATTTTGGGTGGGGTGCCCCGGGGCACCCTATCCAAGAATAGAGGTTAAAACCTCCCTTTTAATTAGGAATAACATTATGATAAGAGGGAGGTGTAAAATAAACTATTGAATTATTTTCTGACTAATTAACATATTTCGTTGCATCCATTTTTCTTTGATTGGTTGTGAAATGGTAGCATGAAAATGTCTTTCATATTCTTCAGGAGACGTATAGAAAAGAGTGCCATACGGATCCTGACCAATATCATTCACGGCCAAAGACACTTTAAAAAACAAACCTTCCTCTTTTTTTCCGACCAAACATTTGTTTTCACGAATTCCACTAATCGCATTACGAATCGGTGAACCTGGCATATGTTTGGACATGTAAAATTCAACGGGTACACGTTTTCCTTTTACTGTTTGAAAAATACGCATATGACCACGGTCATTTCCAATAAATACACCATCATTATATTTATGTTGTGTTTTACTTGTACCATGACGTCCATAATTCCGCGCACTTCTATGACTATTGATTCCATCTGACATAATAGATTCATTGTCATCGTGATATGAATCTTGCATATATGAATATACATTATCCATTTCTAAATACTCATCCAATACTTCATTTTCATTAAATTGTTCTGTCAATAAAGGAGACGTTTCATCATTAGGTGCCATGGTAAACTTTTTGTATTGGGTAAACTAAACGCTTATTATTATTATGCAGATACTTTGACTGTAATTGTTATATAAATATATATACAAATCTTTATACCATTATAATAATAATAAAATGTTTGGTTACATAGACAATAAAAAACCGTCGGCTCTGTTTTCAATGATTGGATATCTTTTAGCATCTATGGCTTATGGAATGGAATTTATTGGAAAAATATGGTTAATATTGATTGACCGAGTATGTAATTTATTAGGAGGCAGTTACGCTTGGATATTGGATGGTATGGCATCTAGTGCACCATTTAATATGTTGTTTATTTTTTTATTTATTGCACGCAGTTTTGTAACAAATTTTGTTGTAACTGTACTGATGCATCAAACTTTCCGTGATGCCCGTTTTAAAAATCCCATGACAATATTTCCTCTATATGATCTGAATTATGCGCCATATAATTGGTTTATAACCAAACAATATTTGCAACCCGTGGTATATCCAAACATTGCTTGTGAACATTTTGCCAATTCCATTCTATGGTGGATGTTATTTATTAATTTTTTCGCATTTGCTATGGTATTTTTTTAAAAAATTGATTTTTCACATATATATAAAAACATGTGAATATTATAAGAATAGTATATTTTAACGAAGTAAAGATGCACCAAAATTATCAGGCGACTTTGTCGCCTATGAATTTAGTTGTTGAAGGCTATACTGAACGTAAGCCCTCTGACCAAAATTATCAGGCGACTTTGTCGCCTATGAATTTAGTTGTTGAAGGCTATACTGAACGTAAGCCCTCTGACCAAAATATTTCCAGTTTTATTGAATGGCATGATGCGGATGAATGTCTGATTCATGGCGTTGACAAAACCATGCCCGGAAAATTCGGTATTTTACATATTGATATTCCACCCATGCCAGTTTGTACAGGAACACTTGCGGTGATGTTTAACATTGACCAATCCGGTTCTATGGACGATGTTTGTTCCGATTCATCCACTAAAATGCAACATATTCAACATGCTTTGAAAAATATATTACGGGTATTCATTAAAACTGTAGAAACCGAACCCAATTTGACCATTCGTATCGCCATATGTGTATTTTCACATAGTGCAAAAAATTTATTTCATATGGTTACCGATGTATCGGGTGCAATCGTTTGTGACGAACATGGATTTATTACAATCAATTCCGAAAATATACAATCCGTTTTTAAAAAAATAGATACCATAGACCCATGGGGTCTTACCAACATTGAAAAATCATTAAAATATACACAAATATCCCTGGAAGATTATCATGCCGCTAATCCTATACATCGTTTGATACATATCCAATTCACCGACGGAGTTGCCACCGTTGGAAAAAAATCGTACCAAGAATTGATAGAATATACAGACCCCACCTACAAACACATCTTCATTGGTATCGGAGATTTTCACGATAGTTATCTTTTGACCAATCTTTCCCAAAATCTTTGTTTAGGAGAATACCGATTCATTGACCAATTAGAAAATTCTGGAATGATTTGTGGTGAAATCTTGTATGATATATTGCATCCATTTAAATTCCCAAACAATCCTGTACAAATTGTTACGAACCATGGTGTAAAAATATATGATTGGCGAATCAACCAATGGACAACCTGTTTAAATCTTCCGGCATTTTCCGGAAATCGTAGCAAAGATTTTCATTTATGTTTCATGGATGAAACATGTGGATGTGGTATCCGTAGCAGAGTGGAGGATAACCACGCATATTCAGAAGGACGACTCTGCTGCTTCGCAATAGCGTGGAGTCCAGAGGAATATGAAAATGTATACGAAAAATCAAATATTCATATTTATAGTACACTACTAGATATCAGGAGCAACGTAGGAGCGGGGACATCATCTATTCTATTGGATACTGCCCACGTTTTACCTTCATTGATAGATTCGGACAATACACCGGTTCTTACCGATTTAACACCCTTTATTTTAAGACAATATACACAAGAATATTTGTATGAAGCTGTACAATATGAACTCTCTTTACGTTCTGATATTATTGTTTTGCAAAGAGAAACCAATTTCATTCATAATACCAATGATTATTCCATCAATATCCGAAAAAAATTGGAAAAATTCTTGAAAGTACTGGAAACATATCAAAGCAACATGATATCCGAAACAGATTATCATTTTATACAAGTGTTGAAAGACGACATTATTGTTACTTTAAAAAATATGGATACACAATTCGGATTTATGTATACGAATTCACGTCAGACCTCTCAAGGAAATCAATATTCGTATGTACCTACCGGAGAAAGAGACGAACAATTTATGGACAATGAAGGTACGAATCCTTCTTTAGAAAGAAACATTTCTACCAACATCAATCGTGATATTTTCAATATGATGACTCAAGTACAAGATACGGATATGGATATTGTTCTAACGGAGATTTCTGAAGAAGAATTTCCAATTCCATCGCCGATTCGCCGTGCATCTTTAGGTACTTCTACACCACAGTTTGTCTTTCCCAATATGGAAAATTATATTTCAACACAACAAATAAATTAGACCGTTCGGCGTACGAGCAAAGCTCGGAAGCAGAATGGGATGATGCCGAGAACGTAGTGAAGGCATCAGTTTCGTTTTGTCATATTCAGAAGGACGTCTCTGCGAAGCGTGGAGTCCAGATGAATATGTATCTAAAGTAAAAAACTCATATAAAATTTGCATGTACTATCCTATACATTCATATTACATGCCTTCTAAAAATCAAAAGAAAGCAAAAAAGGCATCCGCAGCAGCCGAATCGCAACCGTCTTTTACCACCATAACTCCACCTGACAATTTTCAAAAAGTAATTGGTGATATGTGTACAGATTTGTCGGTTACCTTTCCAGAATATGCGCATCTTTGGTCTACGTGGACACACGCATCTTTTTTATCTATGGAACCCGATACACGTACTTTGGAAATCCAAAAACTGTTTCAATATTGTGTTACTACTTTTCCGGAAAGATTTTTTGATATATTGTACAAAAATAGTGAAATGTTCCAAGATGATAGTAAAATTTCTACTTGTTTTTTACCATCTGTAGATTTCAAATTGTTGTTTACATGTGAAGGTGTCAGTGCAAATACTTGCAATGTGATTTGGAATTATTTACAATTGATTTTATTTACCATTATCGGAAGTGTTCAGGACAAATCTACCTTTGGAGAATCTAAAAATTTGTTTGACGGTATTGATGAAAAAGATTTGTTTGAAAAGTTGTCCGAAACGATGAAAAATATGACTTCTTTTTTTCAGACGGATGATGACGATGAAAATGATGACAACAACGATGAAGAAACAGATGGTACCAAGAATGTTGGTGGAGAAGATGTCTCGTCTGAAGACGAAGAGGAAGAGGAAGAAAAGAAAAAGAAACCCAAAACTACAGGTGCAAGTATGCCGAATTTAGACGACATGCATAAACATTTGAAAGGATTGTTTGACGGAAAAATCGGTACATTGGCCAAAGAATTGGCTGAAGAAATTTCGGGAGATTTGTCCGGTCTTTTAGGCGAAGATATGAAAGACATTCGTTCCACACAAGATATGTTTCAAAAAATAATGAAAAATCCCGCTAAAATCAGTGAACTTATCAAAACTATTGGCGACAAATTGAAAAAAAAAATGAGTAGCGGAGATATTTCCCAAGAAGAATTGATGAAAGAAGCCACGGAACTTATGAGTAAAATGAAAGATATGGGAGGAGGAATGGATGCATTCAAAGACATGTTTAAAAATATGGGAATGCATATGCCTAAAAATGCTAAAGTAGATACCAACGCACTGAATCGCATGACTCAACAACAGAGTACCCGTGAACGTCTTAAAAGTCGTATGATGAAAAAACAGGCAGCTCAGGCCGAAGCATTTCTAAAATCGGCTGAATGTATGAAAGCCATGCAAGCCATGCAGGAAAAAGAAGGAAATGCCCAAGCCGATTTGGAAAGTATTGCTAAACAAATGGGAATTGATTTGAATGAAAAATGTATGACACCTTTGCCCAACCCGACAAATTCCAAAAAAAAGAAAACTATTGGAACCTACGGTTCCAGTCGTCCCTAAAACGCCATAAGGCGTTTTGGGACACAACAGATTCCCTTTACCACCAAAGGTGGCAAAGGGAATCGGGAGTAAAACCTCCCTTAAGTAACGAGGACACCTCGCAAGCTCGGCGCCCTCCTAAGATTTCTTACAAGGATTCTTAGTAAATTAGTTGTATAGAATCTTATACAACCAATTTGATATTCCTTATTGGAAGGGAGGTTTTACTCCCGATTCCCTTTGCCACCTTTGGTGGTAAAGGGAATCTGTTGTGTCCCAAAACGCCTTATGGCGTTTTAGGGACGACTGGAACCGTAGGTTCCAATACGTAGGTTCCTTTAGTTAGGCCTGTATCGGCATTTTTTTCATTTCATCCGGATTAGCGGAGCAGGCTACTTCTTTTTGTTTAAATTCAAAACAAGTATCCGTACTATCTTTGTATTGTATTTTTTCCAAATTTTCAGGAGTAGGATATACGTAAATTTTACGCATTTCACCGTTTCCAATAATATACACAGCAATCAAACCAAAAATAAAACTTAGGGCAAAAATGGGTATACTAATGTATTTTGTGATTCTCATATGACTATATATAACTATTGTCGGAAAATTCGGAACGTAGTGGAGAATTTTTCGGCAAAAGTACGGACGATGACGTAGGAATCGGGCGTACTTTTAGATACGACAATACTCTAATATTTATGTTTGTTGTTGAGGCTTATAGCCCCTGACCAAACTCTTCCGGTGACTGTAGGTCACCTTCAGAAGACCCTAATGTGGACGTTCGTAGAACGGTAGCATTAGGGTCCGCGCCCGAAGGGCGCAACCTTGACCGACCGTAGGTCGGTCGTAGGGATGATGCCGTGAACGTAGTGGAGGCATCGTTAGTTGTTGAGGCGTTTACGCCATCTGACCAGAACTATCAACTGGATAATCATATTCCACCGTATAACTAATGTCTAAATCCATGTTTGGAAACATTCCAGGTTGATTGCTATTAATAAACGAAGAAATCCAGTTACGTATGGATGTTTCCGCTCCTTCCATATTGGAAGATTGAAAATCTAAAAACGGAGTATCTTCTTCGGACGTCTCTGTTCTTTCCTCATTCACAATATTATTATTATTGGATATGTCCACCAATGTTCTTGGTACTGATGCCGTTCTTTGAATATCACGGTCTAACGGATACTGTCCAGAAAAATAAGAATTTATCAATGCAGAGGTTTGTCTTGAAGATAGTTCATTATCGTGTGAAATTGGCATAATTGACATATCAGTCAATGTTCTAGAAATAATATTGTTTGTTATTTGTTCTTGTACAGGAACTGAACGTTCTTCTCCTATAGAATTCGCACGACGATCAGAGTTATATGTGGAAGCTCTTCCAGTAAATGATTGCGGTTCTTGAGCAGAAACATCCCATAGATTATATCTACATACAGGACAACACGAACTTCTACGAAACCAACGATTCAATGACGAAGAAAGAAAATGATGTCCACAATGAATGATTTGTCTAATATTGTTACCTACCTGGAATTCTTCCAACATAATAGGACATATAGGAGCCGATGGAAACAAATTTCTGTTATTTTCTTGAAATACATATTCCCGAGTTGTGCGTGCAATTTGTTCGGGAGTTAATAATGTATGGGCATTTGTAGTAGATGAATTGATATTTCTTGGTACAATATTTGGTACATTTGTACCAGGAAAAAGAGTAAATTCAAATTCTACGGGTCTGGACATTTGAACCGGACGAAATGTGGTATTAGACCCTAATGTGGACGTTCGTAGAACGGTAGCATTAGGGGATGATGCCGTGAACGTAGTGGAGGCATCGTTATTTACAACAGGTGGTACAAATTCATTGGTAACATTATTATTATGTATAGGAGTATTTGTCCGATTTTGTGTTGTAGACAAAGTTTGTAAAACATCCAAACAACGTAAAGTAACTTGATTGTATTCTTGCATATTGCGATGATAGGGATAAACTAAATTGTCTAAAATTGAATGTTGTTGTCGTGTATTACGTCGTGGATTGATTTCCATTCTTTCTGTCATGTCTTGGATTGTATATTGATATTCTTGAACATTACGATGATACAAATACATCAATTCGTCAAATTCTGGAAACAATACGGGTCTTTGATGAGACATGTTATTGTTAGGTGATTGAGATGCAGTAGAATACCGATAATTGGGTATACCATTTCTTGGTTCTTCTGATTGTGTACGATTTTGGGGTGTCCATATATTTGCATTTACTGGTTGTCTTTGTTGGTTTATAATCGTTTCTAATAATTCTTCTAGACTTGGTCTTTCAGAATTGGTTTCAGTCGGAATACGGTGACCAAAATTCTCAGGGTGTAAAACACCTTCTGAATTTAGTTGTTGAAGGTGAGAAGGAACATTTACCCTCTGACCCGACGAATACCTAAGTCTATTCGGATTATTTTCCATAGATGGTAAATATATTTGACGTAACCATTCAATAATGAATTGTTCCGACATAAATGTATCCGATTACTATACAAAAATCGGATACATTTCATTCATGTAAAAAGACGCACCTATAAAGGAACCTACGGTTCCTTTAAAACCTCCCTTTCATAGAAGGGTTTTTATTGAATATTCCTGGTAAATTGGTTATATAGGATCTTATACAACCAATTTGATATTCCTAATTGAAAGGGAGGTTTTAAAGGAACCGTAGGTTCCTTTACGTAGGTTCCTTTACGTAGGTTCCTTTATGAAGACTTCTTTACATTCTCCTCGTAAATTCGTAAGAATCATTTCTTTTTCCGGTGAGGATTTTATTTCAGAAATTAATTGTATCAGTCGGCTTTGTATATGTTCTTGAATTCTCGGGTCAGTTTTCACGGTGTCTTTCATAGATTCAATAATACGGTCAATGATAAGAGGTGAGATGGATGCAAAAATTTCGGCAAATCCATCACATAGACAACGTTTCAAATCTGAAAACATGGGGTCAATGTTGCTATTTACAGATGCTGCTATAGGTGCAAAATTCAATTCTCTTCCTTTAAATACATCCGATACGTTGGGTAATATTCCCTGTTCCAAGGTGGCGTTTTTCATTTTAGAAGGAGCTGGAGTTGTTGGGGGTCTAGGTACTGATATGGGTGGAGTTGTGGAGGACGGTGTAGGAGTTGGAGTTTTGTTTGATTCAAACATTTTTTTGATATCATCGTGTCCACCAATCAATTTACCTTGAATAAAACACATAGGAAATGATATTTGTTGTTTTGTATTGTATTTGTTATTTAAAAACTCGTTTTGAAATTTCACTTTGTTTGCTTTTGTAATGTGAACTTCTTTTAATTGATAACCATTTTGAGGTATTAATACTTTTGCTTTTTCACAAAATGGACAATCTTCCAAACTAATCATGACTACGGTTTTAGGGTCTTTGTTTTCTTCTATGGCCTTTACAGCATTAACAACATCTTGATTTTGGTCTTCTTCTGGTTTATCCATTATGTTGTATAGTTTATAGTTTTTTTTTATTTTGTAATTTACGGGAAGTATTTTTGTGTTTTTTTTTTCCTCCAACAATGGCTGTGGGCATTTTGCGAGTGGTGGGTACATTTTCTTCTGCTTCGTATATTTCTTTTGTTAATTGACATCCACCAGCCAAATTTTTACGAATATCTATTCTAACTTGTGGGTCGGGATTGTTCATGATATAATGAACAATGTTTTCTACTTGTGCTCCTATAATATTCTCATATTCGGGATTTATTTGTGACATTATTTTGCCTTGTTCAGGGTCAATCACATCTATGTACATGGCTTTTTCTATGGCTTCGTATACATAATCAGATGCGGGTATCATGGCTTCCGAAAACAAATCAGCCATTCCTTTGCAAAAACATTGTTTAATCTCTAAATAGGCATAGTCATACAATGCTTGAAATTCCACCTTGATAGGACCATTTTCGGTTCCCATAGAGGGTGGGGTGGAAATATTGGCTTGTGCTGGTGCTGCTTTTGGTGCTGGTGCTGATCCTGATCCTGCTTTTGCTACTGGTTCTTCTGTTCCGGTTACTGGTCCTGCTTTTGCTACTGGTACTGGTACTACTGGTGGTCCTGATCCTGGTGCTGTTACTGGTGCTGTATTATCCATATTATTATTATTATTTACTATATTATATGGTTATTTTTTTGTAAGTTTACGAGTTTTATGATGATATATATATGTATTTTTTCGGGGGTTTTTTTTAGAATTTCGTGATGATTTTCCACCCAAAGCAATCGGAAATTTACGACTTGACAATTTTTTCATCATAAAAAAAGGGTCTCTTTCACCTTGCATTTCCTTTTTTTTTTGTTCCTCGGGTGTCAATTCTTTGTAAGCATGAATGTACAATGGAGGTTTTCTTGGTACAGAACAGCCTCCACTCAAATGGTGAATGAATTCTTCCTTGGTTAGGGGATTGTCAAACATTTCATCAATAATTTTAATAATAATATCAACATTGCGTTTTTTGATTTCTTCACTATTTTGAACAAGTGTTTCTAAATTAGTTAAAACCAATCCTTTGATGCTAAGAGTACGGTCTGTAAACATTCGTTGAAATGAATCACATATAAATGATTTCAATCTATCGGGTGTATCTAAATAAGAGATTTCAACCAAAGGTACCGGTCCGGTACCTTGACTAGGGAAAGAGGACGAAGATGAAGGAATAGATTTTGTCATAGACGACGCTTTGTCTGCCATAGACGACGCTTTGTCTGCTACGTCCATAGCGCTGGTGGACGACGCCTTTTGTTTTATATCATTTATTTTATTTTTGGCAGCGGTTTTAGCTGTATTAGTTAAATTCTTTGCTTTTTGAACCATAGCAGAAGCCATATTTCCACCTGTAACAATTTGTATTGGTTCCTCAGGTAACTTTTCAGGTTGTAAACAATCTCCACGTAATAAATTCATAATTTCGGTTTTGGTATGATTATCTGAAAGAACATTCAAAATAACCATTTTAATGCTGGGTTCCAAATAATCTTTGATCATAATGGGTTGTTGTGACATTTTTTGGATGGTTTTGATAATTAAAAATCGCAATTGTTCTCCATTTTCTGCATACAATTGTTTAAAAAACGAACAAAAATATATTTTCACTTTATCAGTCAATTCTTTAAACATGTTAAAAATTTGTTTTGAAGTGGCATTGACCAAATTGTCGGTTGGATGCAACCGTTCCATCAATTGATAATGAAAACGTTCATAAGAAGCGGTAACACGAATTGTATTTGCAATTAAACCATCCCCACTACCGGCGGCTTTGTCCAGCATTTCTGAAGCGTGTTTTTTAAAATCGGCTGGACTGGCTTTTAATATTTCTGTTCCAATATCAAATCCTTGGGCTGCCATTTTTTGAGCACTAATTGTCATACCCTTGGCTGCCGAAGCCGCAGCTTTTCCAGCTGCATACATTCCTTCTGCACCTGCTGCAAATTGTGCCATTTTGTATAATTATAGTTACTTTATATGTAGATAAAAAATTGATTTTTTTTGCGTTTTGTTCCTATATAAAACATCCACGCTAACATAAAGTATCCTGTTAAATGTCTGATGCCTCCGCTAGTATAAAACAAAAATGGTGTATACGTATTTTACGTAACAAAAATCAAAACAAAATTCATTTGTTGTCTAAAACCAAATATGGATGTGGTATCCGTAACAGAGTGGAGGATAACCACGCATATTCAGAAGGACGACGTAGGAGTCCAGAGGAATATGATGTTGATACCTCCATTTCGTTAACCGCAACTGATGTATCAACTTCGTGTACCGAACGGTCTAATAAAAAAACAAAAAAAAATCAACGATGTATGACATTTACAGAAAAAATCAAATTGTGGGAAGTATTTGATAAAGAAAACATACAAATCGTAGATAATGTCACAGTTAAAGAACTTTCAGAAAAAAACAACAACCAACCATCCACTACGTCCTTTCACAAATGTGATTCATGTAATTCCATTCTTATGCTAATGGAAGACGGTTTTCCAACATGTACCAACCCATTATGTAGTATCATGTACAAAGATATATTGGATTATTCACCCGAATGGCGATTTTATGGCGCCAATGATAAAAATACAGTGGACCCTACTCGTTGTGGAAATCCCATAAATCCATTGTTAGTAGAATCTTCTTTTGGATGTAAAATTTTAGGCGATAGTAGATCTTCCTATGAAATGAAAAAAATACGTAAATGGACAGAATGGCAATCTACGCCACATCGTGAAAAATCATTGTACGAAGAATTTCAATTTATTACCATTATGGCACAAAATGCGGGTATTCCAAAAATATTCATTGATTATGCCATGATTGTACACAAGGATATTTCAGAACAAAAAATGTTTCGTGGAATGAATCGGGATGGTATCAAAGCGGCTTCTATTTATATTTCGTGTCGGTTGAATCAGTGTCCCAGAACTGCTCATGAAATCGCCGAAATATTCAAATTAGACAAACAGAGTACTACGTATGGTTGTTCTATGGCAGTGAATATTTTCCATAACATAGAACGTAGTATGAATTCGTCACAAAAAACAGAATTGGGCACAACCACACCCAGTGCATTTATTGAACGATATGCAAGCCGACTGAATATTCCCAATGAACTAGCTATTTTAGCCAAATTTATTGCAAAGAAGATTGAAAAAAATAGTATTGTTTGCGATAATACACCTCAATCTTCTGCAGCCGGAATTGTATTCTTTGTATCTCAAATATGTGCTTTATCTATTACAAAAACAGATATCAAAAATATTTGTGGAGTAAGTGAAGTTACGATTAACAAATGTTTCCGTAAATTAGATTCTATTCGCAACAAACTGGTTCCACAGTGTATTTTGGACAAATATATTCACTAAAAGTATTGGAACCCAAGGTTCCAATAAAACCTCCTAGGTAACGAGGACACCTCGCAAGCTCGGCGCCCTCATAAGGTTTCTTGCAAAGATTCTTGGTAAAATGGTTGTATAGGATCTTATACAACTAATTTGATATTCCAATATTACGATATTTCCAGAAATATTTTTTCTGTCATTATAACATGACCATGAATCCTGTCACAAACAATACGACCACCACAAATGATGAACCGATTGTGATTGATCTATCTAACCCTACACCAGAAATTGTTTTCCAATTTCATCCCACAAATGGCGCAACTGTTGCTCCACCACCATCACCTAATTCTGAACCTGTAGAAGAATACAAACCTGAACCTGAAGAAGAATCTGAATCTGAATCTGAATCTGAACCTGAAGTAGAACATGAAATAGAATCTGAACCTGAAGTAGAACCTGAACCTGAACCTGAACCTGAACCTGAACCTGAACCTGAACCTGAACCTGAACCTGAACCTGAACCTGAACCTGAACCTGAACCTGAACCTGAACCTGAACCTGAACCTGAACCTGAAATAGAATCTGAACCTGAAGTAGAATCCGAAGAGGAACCTGAACCTGAAGTAGAATCCGAAGAGGAACCGGAAATTGTGCTTTTATTTCATCCAACGGAAGGATATATTGTTACAGAACCCATAGAAGAACCCATAGAAGAAGTAGACCCCAATGATGCCGTGGTTGGCGAAGCCAGAGTAGTGGAGGCATCAGGAGAAGAAACTGTTCCAACGATTGTATTTATTGTACCTTATCGTGATCGTCCCTTACATAAAGAAATGTTTGATTCAAAAATGAAAAATATTGTATTAATAAACAAACCCGTAGGTTATTATAAAATATGTTATGTTCATCAAAAAGATGAATTGTCTTTTAATCGCGGAGCAATGAAGAATATAGGATTTTTACTAGTAAAACTAATGTACCCAGATACTTACCAAAACATTACCTTAGTATTCAATGATGTGGATACAACTCCAAATTTTTACGAAACCATACCTAATTATGAAACAATTGCTGGCGTTGTCAAACATTTTTACGGATATACACATACTTTAGGTGGTATATTATCTATTTGTGCCGGTGATTTTGAAGCCATCAATGGTTTTCCCAATTATTGGTCATGGGGGTTTGAAGACAACATGTTATACAAACGTGTTCGTGCGGCAGGATATCAAATTGACCGTTCAACATTTTATCACATAGATGAACATGTACAAATACAACATTTACCCACATCTGGAACACGTATTGTAAACTCGGGTGAATTTGATAGATATTCTCGTAATGTACAAGAAGGTATTCAATCTATTCGCAACATACGTTTTAACTATGATGAATCCACAAATTTATACAATATAACAAATTTTAGTACAGAATATCAAATCAATCTAAATTTAAACCGCAATTACGATATTACAAAGGGAAATACTCCATTTCGTGTAGGATATTCTTCAAGACGTGGTAGTAGTATTGGTATGATAAATTTGTAAATAATATGTATATATGAATAAAAACAAAACCCGTCGTAAAAGTTCTTTAGATAAAAAAAAGAAACGTAATTTATCTACAACAGCGCGTAATCAAATTACAAAATTTATGCATAATAAACATGCGAAAACACGAAACAGTATTTTATATAATGCGGCCATTCAACTTCTCTACAATGAATTACCTAAAAATCAAAAATTAAAGTTACGCTCCGTTATTGGTAAAGGAACTATTGGAACCTACGGTTCCAGTCGTCCCTAAAACGCCCTAAGGCGTTTTGGGACACAACAGATTCCCTTTACCACCAAAGGTGGCAAAGGGAATCGGGAGTAAAACCTCCCTCAAGTAACGAGGACACCACCACTACGTGGCGGCGCCCTCCTAGGGTTTCTTTGAAGGTTTCTTGGAAAATTAGTTATATAGGATCCTATACAACCAATTAAATATTTTTTACATATAATATTTCAAAGTGGTCTTAGGAGGGCCACCGAGCATGCGAGGTGTCCTCGTTACTAAAGGGAGGTTTTACTCCCGATTCCCTTTGCCACCTTTGGTGGTAAAGGGAATCTGTTGTGTCCCAAAACGCCTTAGGGCGTTTTAGGGACGACTGGAACCGTAGGTTCCAATAGTTCCTTTATTTACATTTGAAATTTAAAGGTAATTCCTACATTTATTTCCGTTTCCCAAATACCAGATATTTTAATAACCAAAGAAGATGGAGATTTTGAACGTTCGTCCGATTCAATACGTTGAATTACTTTAATATTCCCACTTTTCAGTTGATTTCGCAAGGAATATACATTGACTTTGTTTATTTTGAAAAAATCCTTGTAAAATTCAATAATTTCGTGTTCAATCCGGTTCAATTCTTTTACAAAATGTATATTCGTCGGATTTGTCAATGAAAACATAAATATATGTTTTTTGGTGATGATAGTTTGACCATTTTCTTGGTACGTGGAAACAACATGATTTCGTGTATAATTGGCAGAACCTGAAGAAATACCAGCAAATCTATGGGAATACTGGCCATTGGAAGAAGCAATCGGAAAAACGGGAATAGACAAAGATTCCAATGGACACAAAATATACAATCCATTCAAGGAAACATAGGAATCGGAATAGATAATCTTGGTAAAAAATCCGTCAATCACCATGTTCTTCTTGGTATCTAAAAAACAAATATGATTGGATTGAAACATGGAAACATCACATAATAAATTCATTTTACAATATAATTACAATCGTTGCTTATATTCGCACACAAATTTTATATGGATATCATATAATATTTTTAAACTATCATAACCATTCTATGATTCAATCATCCAATCAATCCAAATATAGATTTGATACCAAAGTGGGAACATCTATGGAATCCAATTTTCCTTGGAAACAAACCATTTTAAAATACATGATTGCTTCCACACAAAAAAACATGTCTCGTATGGATATTAGTGCCAATACTTACCAAGATGATACGGTGTTACATACTGGAATTCGTAACAACATTTTTTTACCCCAACCACTCAAAATATATCGTAAAGAAATCGGAAACCAAACAATAAACCAACCATCAAAACATCATATTGGTATTACCATAGAATCCATGGAAATGCCTGGTTCATCTATTACAATATCATCACATACTCCTTTACCTCCTCGCGACGGTTTAGATATAGTTGTATTGGATCGTAAAGAAATGGGTGATTCAAACAATCGTACCAATCATCCTGGACAATGTCAATCATTTACCACGGGTGGTATTTGTATGGATCCTGCGACCAATGCCCGCCGACGTGTACGTACTAGTGGAATTATCAAACCCAACTATAGTACGACCATAGAACAATATTTGTATACACGTAACAAAACATTTCAACAAAATCAATTTCAATTTGTTCAAAGTGGGAATACTTCTTCACAGGCAGGTACAGCAGCCGCAGCAAACAATGTCTATGGTACTCAATGTTCACCATCATCATGGGCAATTTATGACATTTCTGGAACTTTATCTACTTGTTCCGGAACTACACGTCCATTTACACCCGTGTATTATAAACCCAACAATCCTCTTTTTGCACAACAAGGTGCAGTGGATTCAAGTACTCATATTTTACGTCGCAAATTTGACACGATTACCAACAACACTGCACAATACAAAAGAGTATATGGAAGTGCGGTTGCTAGTGCAATGGGTTATGGAATATCCGATTCAGTATATACTTTGAAACAAAAAATCGGTTTCCCTTTGAAAAAAACACCGGTAATTACCCCATATAAACCTAACAATAATTGCTGCTCATAAAGGAACCGTAGGTTCCTTTAAAACCTCCCTTTCAATACAATTAAATGTAAGAATATACAATATAATACAGTACAATGTGTCAAATTATTGAAACATTAAAGCAAGCATTGACCAACAATACATGTGCATTTCATTTGACCTCCAAAGAAGTATCTTTTATGAATGATATATTAAATGATCATCCTGAAATATTTGGTAAAATACAAGGTACCATAGAAGAAATTATTTCCGATGGAAAAGTAGATTTACACGATATACCCAAAATCGTATTGTTGATTTCACAAATTTATCACGAACATTTGCTTGGATATATCATACAAGATGTGGGTGTAATTAATATTTTGAAATTTACATTGGATTCCTTGTTAGATTCGGGTATGATTCCGGTTCCGGAATTTGCATTGACCATTGTGAAAGGCATCGTAGATATTAGTTTGGATTTGCTTAATAAGAGCGTTCATATACATCATATACAACCCGTCGTTACCAAGGAAGACAGTATACAAGTATCAGAATATCCAAAAATTGGTCAGAAGTATGGTTCTGCTGCTCCCAACATTTATATACAACGTCGTGCAAAATGTGGTTGCAACATAATGTAAAAAAATTGAAATGCGAAAAATATAAGAATGAACGGTAGTATATTATTAAACCATACAATCAACATCATGTGTATCAGAGACAATAACGAGTATTTTGTGGCGGATTCTATCAACGAGTTTGATATGATGATTTGTAATCAGCTCCACCGCGAGCGGTCCCTGTCGGACATGTCGGATTTGAGTGATGACCCCGTTATCACCCAAATGAATCAGGTAAAAGAAGAAGAAGAAGAAAAAGAAAATTGTTGTATTTGTTTTGAACCTATGAATCTCAAAAAAAATTATTGTGTAACCCCTTGTGGGCATGCCTTTTGTTTTATTTGTATTGTAAAAACCATGGCGAAACAAAATTCGTGTCCTTGTTGTCGTGCGTCGTTGTACCAAGAAGAACATATTCAGTCTGCGGTGATTGAAGAGTACGATGAAAATTCGGTTATGAATGAATCATTGTCAAGTAATTTGATTATTGAACAAGACCGAGTTCAACCGAATCACCAAAACGATTTGAATGAAATGTACCGAAATGTCCCACCACTTCAGTTCAATGATACAGAGGAAGAAAACGTCCGGTGGTTTGAATTCAGATTAAATCAACGTTCTCGCGTCAATCTTCTACATGAATTTGACGATGCCTCCACTACGTTCACGGCATCATCCCCTAATGCTACCGTTCTACGAACGTCCGCATTAGGGTCTAACGCGGCAAACATCCCCGAAAGAAACGGTGGTATGATGTCCGAAGATGGTTCCGTTCCCCCGTGGGTTCAGATTCCGGAACAAGGTCTCCCTCCTTACTATTATCGCGATAGAGCCGATGCATTGCGCATGCATATTTCACCCGACGATACCTTGTTGTCGGAAGTTTCTGACAATGAAATGGAAATTTCCACCGATGTTTCTGTGGAACTTCCTACCTATATTTCACAAAATTCTCAAGAATATGCGTTGGAACAATGGCCACCATTGACCGAAGTTGAGCCAGATTCTTTGGAAACAGATGAACCTAGTGAAGAAATAGACACATCTGTTATTCTACCCTCTTCTATGGACAATCACAATCAATTTGGAAACAGTTCCATTTTCATGATTCATTCCCGAATGAGACAAGAAGGATATACCATGTTGGATGTATTGATTATCACCTTGTTGATGATGTTTCCTCAAGAAATTCGTGAAGATTTACAAACGTATCAGTGTGCTCAAGGTTTGAAAACCATCATTCGTGATATGCAAAATGAAACAAAAGAAAAAATGCTGTTTGCGATGGAAGATAGAAACGTTATGTAGATAGTCGTTTAGTTAGTTATTTTGTGTAATATATAAAAAAAATCATATAAAATATATGCCTGATAACAGGTATATTTTTTTTGGTCAGATGGCAGAATGCCTTCAACAATTAAATTCAAAGGGTGCTTCGCACCCGGAGAATTTTGGTCAGAAGTTTATTTTGCAGTTTTCTTCACAGGTATGGATTTCTTTTTGGTAGACGAAGCACCACTACCCTTCAATGGTGTAAGCACATATTCAGCACCACGTTTGCTCACATAGATTTGATATTGGTTTTCAAATACATTCAATTCACGTAACCACATTTGTTCAATCGTGGTCTGATTCAATTCCTCTAGTTCTGCCATGGTCTCGGCACATTCTTTGCGTAATTTTTCCACATTTTCTGAAGATACCGAAACCATGGGCATTTTAATCAAATAGTCAAATGAAGCATCCACATGTGCCAAGCCGACCCCTACTAACATGGCTTCAATTTCAGCAGAAGATTTACGACGCAAATCTACGGTTCCGTTCAGCACATATTCAATGTATTTTGCCTTGTTAGACAATTTCATCAGGATGTTTTCCAATACAGAAATTTGGTAAATTTTGCGTTTAAAATAAGTAGCCAGTCGCACGGTAGCAAATGTATCCATAATTTCATGTATGTGATTGTATTTTTTCAATTTACACTGGTCGTCAAATAGATGCATGTTGGTGGTAGATACGGTAGTTGCCAATTTCAACAATTTCTCCAATCCATTGACACCGGGTTGTCCACCACTCATGGCTTCTAATTCAGCCACCCGACCTTTGGTAAAGGTCACCACAATGTCCACAATTTTTTCCGTGGAATTGGACACGAAATCTTTGATAGTTGGTGCTAAGCGTTTTCCCTGTTTATCTACACCACCGTCGGCCAAATTTTCCAATACGGTAATATAGGGCATGGTCCACGTACCTACGGGCAATTCTGTAATACGAATTTGGTCAGGGGTATCCAATCGTTCGTACACTCCCTTGATCAAGAATTTTTGTGTTTCATCTTCTACTGGATGTACTGTCCCACGGAAATTCTCATAATAGGGTACAAAGTTTGTATCTAGTGAAGACCCCATCAATTTATTGCGCAAATATTCTACCAATTTCATGGGATGAAACGAAGGAATGGAGGACGAGAATCCGGTACCGATGCCGGAAATTCCATTGACCAGAACCAAAGGTAAAATGGGCACATAATATTCGGGTTCAATGGAAGTACCATCTTCGTTCAAATAATGAAGTATAGGATCATCTTTTTCCGGAAACAAACATCGCGTCAATGGATTCAGTTGAGTAAAGATATATCTTTCGGATGCACTATCGTCTCCACCCTGCAATCTGGACCCGAATTGCCCGTGTGGTTCTAACAAGTTGATATTATTGGAACCTACATAATTTTGCGCCATTCCTACTACAGCACCGTTTAGACTCGCTTCACCATGATGATATTCACTATGTTCTGAAATATAACCGGTAAATTGTGCTACTTTGACTTCCGAAGTTAGACGACGTTTGAATGCACAGTACAAAATTTTACGCAAGGAAGTTTTCAATCCGTCTACCAAATTCGGAATACTACGTTCACAATCATATACACTGAAATGAATGAGTTCTTTGTCCACAAAATCGTCATAGGATACGTTGGTTTCACTAGTAATCATATGAATATTTTTATCGTATTGTTCCAACCACGTTTTGCGTTCGTCGGGACGTTTTTTGTTGAATATTTTGTCCACAACATCGTCACTGGTCAGGGAATGATAGGTAAAATCTACGATGCGTTTGTTGGCGAAATATTCTTTGAATTCTACCGCAGTAGATGTACCCAATCCTTTGAAATATTTGGTTGTCCATCCGTGAGGTTGTCCGTCAGGAAATCCACGTTTCCATGTTTCGTATTCACCTTCATGATAGAATATTTGACATTGTGCGCCTTTTTTCGCACGTAAAATCGGAGTATTCATGAATGAAATAAACCCATTCAAACGAAACAAAGAAGCCCATTCACTGTGAAACAAATTCACACACAAACCTTTGATATGGGATCCGTCCAAATCTTGATCTACCAATAACATGACTTTTCCATATCTCAAATTACGGTGTACATCTTCTAGTGTGGTATATTCACGACCGGTTTCCAATCCCAGAATTTTTTTCAAATCCGTAATTTCTTTGTTTTCTGAAATTTTTTTGATGGATTCTCCACGTACATTGAGTAATTTTCCCTTGAGAGGATAAATACCGTAATGATTGCGGTCCGTACTAGACAACCCACTCACAACACCCGACATGGCTGACAATCCCTCACATAGAATTAATACACAGTCTTTGGATTGAGCCGTTCCGGCATGGTTGGCGTCTATAAAATTCGCAATACCACGAATGGTTCGTGTCTTGGTACCGTCGGTTTTTTTCGCCGCTATATGACGTTCTTTGAGTTCGGTCAACGAACATGCCGCATCCATCACACCCATTTTGGCCACCTTTTCAATAAAGGAATCACTGACCGTACATGAAGAACCAAACCGATTAGAAGGGGTATTCATAAAATCTTTGGTTTGACTATCAAACGCCGGATTTTCAATATCACACCGCATAAACAACATGAGTTGTTCTTTGATCGTATTGGGATTCACAGTAATCTTTTTCTTTTTCTCAATATAAGCCGACAATTTACGTGTAATTTGTCCTAAAATATAATCCACATGTTTTCCACCTTTGTGTGTACAAATTCCGTTGACAAATGATATTTGTTCAAATTGATGAGTAGGTGACAAAGCCACTGCATATTCCCAACGTTCTGAATCGGCCTCATATACACGTTTTACACCACCGGTTGGAGCGCCACTTTCATCAGGTGATGATGAACCACTAGCATTCGTAGAAGAGGCAGTACGCGTCCCAGAAGGCGCAGACGCCCTCTGACCTAGATACAAATCCATATACTGTTGGAAATTACGCACAGGAATAACTTCACCGTTGAAACTAACTTTTATTTTTTTGTGATTGTGGTCGGTTACACCGGCAATATCACATACACGTTTGCGAAACAAAGAAATCATATCGGGTGTGAGTCCACCTGGAATTCCAAAACGCGCGTAATCCGGTTTGAAAGAAACACGTGTATATGGTTTGACGGATTTGACCGATTTGATAACAGGTTCACTCATTTGTTCCAAATTGTTGTGAAATTCTTGGGTATATTTCAGTCCACGAATATGGTCCACGGTTTCTACTTTTCCATAAGTAGACCAAATTAATACCAATTTGAATCCAAAACCATTCTTACCTCCGACAATTCGTTTTTCTTCTTGGTTATAATTGGTGGAAGTACGCAAATGTCCGAAAATCATTTCTGGAATCCATATTTGATATTCAGGATGTTTGGCCACATCAATACCATTGCCATCATTTTCCATCGTAATTGTGCCATCGTCCGAAATGGAAATATCAATGTAGGACACACAACGATGGTCAGGAACTGTGTTTGAAACTGATTTCTGTATCATACGAATGACATGATCGCGACAATTCACAATTCCTTCATCAAACAATTTGTAAAGCCCGGGTAAATATTCCATTTGTTTCAAAACTATTTTTTTGGAAGAATTCACGTCATCACTGTATGTCCACAAATTGGCATCAACTAATTCTACAGAACCAATGTAGGTGTCTGGATTTTCTAAAATATGTTGTTTGTCGGTTTTTTGTTGATACTGTTGGGCAAGAGCAGACGAAGCAACGGACGCGGAAGTTTTGGATGATTTAGTGGACATATTTGCAATAATGAACCGTAGACGAGAATGTATTATATGTTATATGGATTACAGACGTTGTTTTTAATCAATTTTTATCGGAACCGTAGGTTCCGGTAAAACCTCCCTTTTGTAGAAGGTTTCCTTGAAGGATTCTTGGTACATTAGTTCTATAGGATCTTATATTTCTATCTTGAAATATTCTTGGTAAAGTAGTTGTATATGATCTTATACATTTGATGTTCCAAGAATATTTGAAAGGGAAACCTTAGGAGGGCACCGCACGTAGTGTGGTGTCCTCGTTACTTGAGGGAGGTTTTACCGGAACCGTAGGTTCCGATAGATAAATATAGTGTTGATATATAGGGATTTTTGATACATCATATAACATTATATGTTCAGTTTATTTACAAATCAATCCAAATCAATTTATAATCCATATATAACTGGTGGAAATGACCCGACATCAACCAATGCACAAAAATATTCTCAAATAGTTCAAAACAGTCAAGGTAATGTTTTGTATCGTGGTGTTCCGAATCTTGCAAATACGTCTTATACTGCGACTAACCCCATATTTTCGGGAGATGTATTGATACAGGGTAACATTGATTTATACCCAAATTTGGGTACAGAAGCGAGTACTTCTGGATGGTTAAATGTAAATCAAAATGTAAACGTAAGTGAAACCATTTATACTAACAATATTTGTGTATCGGGTATTTTGCAATTGCAACCAGATGCATATTTTAGTACATTAAATATTGGTTCTCTAAATATTGTGTCTTACACCGCCAATATAGGTTACACAAATATACTCAATGTGAGTAAAAAAACCGCATATCCTGTGTTAGTCATGTTGGGTAATAGTACCATCACGCCTATGTTTTATTCCACGGATGTCGGTACAACATGGACAGAATGTTCTTTTATACCCAATAGAACTAATAATACGTATATTACTTTAGCACGCAGTGTTTTATTTAATGGACTGTATTGGATTTCAGTTGGATGTAATCTTACTTCTCAAAATACGAATGCTGCGTCTATTATGTATTCTGCTGATGCAATTACATGGAATCCGGTTGATAATCACAATTTATTCAGTAATACTGGTGGATATGGAATTGCTTGGGATGGAACTAGATGGATTGCGTGTGGCGATGGAGTCAATTCAAACAATGGAACGTGTTTAATTTCGTCTGTAGATGGTGTAATTTGGTCAGTCGCAGATACTTCTTCTTCCTTTTTATTTGGTACTGGATTTGCAAAATCCATCGTTTACAATAATAAAGTATGGGTGGTTGGTGGTGGAACTGCGGGTACAGTCACATTAATCAATTCCATAGATGGAAACACATGGAATAAAGTTGATGCAAATGGTGCACAATTGTTGAGTGGTGGTTGTACATGTGTTGCATGGAATGGTTCTTTATGGTTGGCTTGTGGTGGTTCTGTGAATTCATCCGAAAGCAATTTTGCGTATTCCTACGATGGTTTCAGTTGGATTTCCTATTCATCTTATTTGTTGATTGGACCCATCGTGGGAGTTCGTTGGAGTGATTTATTGAGTCAATGGATGGCGATTGGATCTAATGCTACTGGTAGTATTTTAGCTTTTTCCAACGATGGTATCAATTGGACGGACGTGAGTAGTATTCGTTCACATGTAACCTATCTTGTAGATATTTTGTGGGAAAGTAGTTCTAAATTATGGATTGCGACTGGTGTTCTTACATCCACAATTACTACCAATACTTATGTTATTAATGTATTGGTAACTTCACCCGATGGAAAAATATGGACTTCTTTATCTAATAACAATAGTATTAATGCGATGGTGAGTCAAATGACGTGTAATTCCATTGCAACCAGTTATTCAATCACTGGTATTTTAAATGTTGCTGGAAAAGCGTATTTTGCAGATAGTATGGAAATTATAAAAACATTGACAGTACAAGGAAATATTGATTCCGTTTCACAAAATACAGGAACACTCGTGGTTCAAGGTGGAGTGGGAATTCAACAAACCATGTATGTCGGAGGAGATGCGTTTGTAACTGGTAAAGTATGGTATAAAAACAATACGACTGATATTTCTTGGGTACAACTGGTTAATCAAAGTCAAACTGGGATATTCAATACACCCATTACCATAACATCCAAAAATAACCAATTTTCCGTAGATAACAATGCATTGTCTGTTTATGGTGGTATTGGTGTACAACATACAGTATTTATTGCAAGTACCAACAACAGTGTTGACACGAATTCGGGTGCAATTGTTGTCAAAGGAGGAGCCGGAATCGGGGGGAATGTCAACATAGGAAATAATTTGGGTGTAAATGGAATGATTACTTCAGCAAACATAACGACAACGGGTTCAATCGTTGCATCAGGAGAAATGGACATTTCCGGAAGTATAAACATTCAAAATATTGGAAACAATGCACTGTCGGTGGCAGGAGGTGCCAACATTACAAACAATGTAATCGTCGGTGGAAATATACAAATATATGGTACACAAAATAGTACGAATTATTTGTCAGGGGCTTTGACAGTAGTCGGTGGAATCGGTATTGGAGGACGTTCCAATTTGGACGGTGATGTGTATATTTCCAGTATTACTTCCGCTTCCAATACCGGCTCCGGTTCGTTGGTTGTCACAGGAGGAATCGGTATAGGACGCGAGATGTATGTGGGTGGGCTTGTTTATTTTCAAAATACCAAAGACAGTACTTCTACTGGAAATGGTTCATTAACCGTTGCAGGTGGTGTGGGTATTCAAAAATCTCTCAATGTGGGTGGAGGTTTGAATATGGGTGGAGGTTTAAATGTGGGTGGAGGTTTGAATGTGGGTTCAAATTCATTTTCTATTGTTAATGGAATTGTATCTATTAACTCTACCAATCTGAACGCATTACAAATTGCGGGTGGTATTGGAGTTGGTGGAACTGTAAATGTAACGGGTGATATTCATTTAACAGGTGGAAATATATACGGTTCAGTCGGTGGAACTACTACACAATTGACGAATTTTGATACATCGGTCAACAATATTTATTCTAATACATTTCAAAACCTTTCCGTTGGAAATTATAAAATGACGAACATAGAATCTCCATTATACAACCAATTGAGACTGTATTATCCATTGTCTACTGCAGCTTTGGTAGATTGTTCCTCGGGATTACCCAATACGAATGTATCATTTATCAACAATGGGGGATGTGTTTTACAAAAAAACGTTATTCCACCACCACCGGTGGGTTCGGCCAACAATTCCAATGGTGATGGTAATGGATACGCCTTGTATATTCCTACCACCTCCTCTTCGTTCATAACCAACGTCTATGTTCCCACTTCTCAAGGATTTACAATTTCATTTTGGTCCAATTATGTGTATTCTAATACGTTGGCAACACCACTAATTACTCTCTATGACAATTCAAACAACCATATCAAATTGAAAACATGCAACTCAACTACGGGACAAGGCAGACAGATGATTGATTTAAAGATGGGTAATTCCTACAATTTAAGTATTTGCGATGTCAGTACCAATACTTATCCCACTGGAGTGTGGGTATTCAACATGGTATCCGTATCTTTGACTGCTTCTTCCAGTACTGTATTTTGGCAATCTTACGGAATGAATGGTTCCAATTATCAAATAGCAACCACATTACCCATTGTATTTAATCCCACTTTGACACAGATGACTATTGGTAGTTATATTGTTAATGATTTGAGTTATATAACTACTATGGTTGATACTAGTGATTTAACATTAACCGACGTGAGTAATTATGTACTAATTGCGAATCCAAATACTCAGTATCAATTAACAGATATAAGTAAAACAATATTAACCGGAATTGATGGTGGAACGTTACCTAGTTTGAATAGTTTGCCAACATATATTAACCAAATCATAGATGTAAGTTATTATGTGTCAGTTAATAATGCAAAATCCTATATAGGTGATTTACAACAAAATAACCAAACAAACATAACATATTCCTTAATTGATGTAAGTTATCTTCAACAGGTTTACGTTATTGTAGATAGTAGTATAGCATACTGGATAGACATAAGTTCAAGTTATAAAATAGATAGTAGTATGGCGTACTGGATTGATATTAGTTCCGTAACAAAATATGTAAATGTGAGTATGCCGTATTGGATTGATATTAGTTCCGTAACAAAATATGTAATTGTGAGTATGCCGTACTGGATTGATATTAGTTCCGTAACAAAATATGTAAATGTGAGTATGCCGTACTGGATTGATATTAGTGCAGTAACAAAATATGTAAATGTGAGTATGCCGTATTGGATTGATATTAGTGCCGTAGGATATAAAGTAAATAGTACAATTCCATATATTTCTGATGTGAGCCAAGCCGTTTATTCCAATTTTAATTCAGACAGTATTCCAAATCCATATTATTCCATCATTGATACGTCCGGACTGATTATGGATTATAATTTTGATTATGGAACCAATTATAGTGTATATTTAAGCAATTCTTCACAAAATTACTATCCGTGTATTGATACATCCGGATTGATCATGTATTATAATTATGATTTTATGATAAATCCACAAAATATATTAATATCATCCATTATTGATGTGAGTGCCGTCACAAAATATGTGGATGTGAGTTTGAATTATTGGATAGATATTAGTGCGATTGATCATTATGTAATTGTAAGTACGGCATATGTTTCGGATATTAGTGCGATTGATCATTATGTAGATGTGAGTACAGCATATATTTCGGATATTAGTTATATTCATCATTATGTAGATGTGAGTACAGCATATATTTCGGATATTAGTTATATTCATCATTATGTAGATGTGAGTACAGCATATATTTCGGATATTAGTTATATTCATCATTATGTAGATGTGAGTTTGACCTATTGGATAGATATTAGTTATATTGATCATTATACAGATGTTAGTTTAGTCGTACAAAATACATACGGATGGATAATTGTGAGTGCATATCAAGTGACAAAAAAAACATATTCTTACAATATAAACATTTATCAACTACAAAATCAGCAAATATATCAGTTACCCTATGTAAAAATACCAAAAATAACAACTTTATACGATATTAGTAGCAATTATGCAGCAACCAATCCTTTTTATCTAAGTGATTTGCGTATTTACAGTACAGACATATCCAATACACTAACCGATTGGTTTTGTAATATTCAAAACGGGCAATTAGTAGGTAGTACGTTTGACAATAACAATGGTGGATTGGTAAATTCTTACGGTGTTAATGCGATTGGTTCCATCAATTCCGCAGTAATGAATACAGGAATTATAACTGCATCCACTGTAACGGCTTCTAATGTAAACATTAGCGGCAATTTGATAGTGAACGGCACAAACGTTGTTAGTAGTACCAATCCTACTGGAAGTATAATTGCATTCGCCGGAACCATAGACCCTCTTGATTGGGTAATATGTGACGGATTAGTCCGAACGAACAATAGTGATGGAAAATACAATGGAGTAGCTTCTATGGGCATTGGTTTTGGTGGTTCAGGAATTTCAAATTATACACCTCCGAACATGATTATTCAAGAATTGACAATTTCTAGTAGACCAATTTCATGGATTTTAAAACTCTAATAAAGGAACCGTAGGTTCCTTTAAAACCTCCCTTTCAATTAGAAATTTTTAATTAGTCAGATAGAGTTTGTATAAAATTAGAATATTATATATTATATAGGATGCCGTATTCCATTCGTAAAATGCCGCGTCGGTCTTGTTTCCGTTTGTACAATACCAAGAACAAACGAATCTTTTCCAAATGTACTACTAGAAAACGTGCTCAGAGTCAATTACGCCTGTTAAATGCACTCAAGTATAACAAAACGTTTACACCTAGAAAAAGAACATAGAACATAGAATACAAAATATACATACAGAATGGGGTGTGATTATTACATTGATATATACGTAAAAATTGAACATACACAAGGTACTTGTTACATAAAATTACCTTGTGTTCGTGGGTATTATTGTGATTGTGCTTGGGGTATTTATGAAGAAAATGAAGATGAACAGCCGTATTGGCACACCAAAGAAGGAAAAGAATTACGTAAAAAAGTTGAAAATTTTATGTTAACTCCGCGTCCGAATGTAATTATTTATTCAGAGAAACAATATAAATCCGATTTTTTACGAGAAAAATATGAACCATTGATAGTAAAAAAAATAAAAGAAACCAAGCGTGTGATTATGCGTTATGAAGATAGTGGAAAATTACGTAGTTTGGATGATATTATCACCGTTACAAAATTTGAAGTAAGATATGACCCTGGTCATGATGATGATGAGGAAGTATTGGAACCTACGACTTTTTGACCAAAGGGTAAAAAACCCAGTAAAACTATATAGTATCAAGCAGATATGTACTATATCTTTCATTCATGTCAAAAAAAGGTACCAAGACATCAAAAACATCAAAAACATCAAAAACATTGTCCTGGACTCCGTCTGAAGAACAACAACATATATGTGATTGTATCAAACAAGGACACAATGTTGCGGTAGATGCTTGTGCCGGCTCCGGAAAATCCACCACAATTTTGTCAGTGGCTCATACGGTTCCGACCAAGAAAATACTACAAATTACTTACAATGCTTCATTACGTAAAGAGTTCAAAGAAAAGGTGACGGAATATGGTATTAAAAATATTGATGTCCATACCTACCATAGTCTGGCCGTCCAATATTTTTCATCAGATGCACATACAGATGCCGGTATTAGAAAAGTATTATATCATAATTTAATACGTCCAGAAATCACGGATGTTCCGACTTATGATGTGATTGTATTGGATGAAGCCCAAGATATGTCACATCTCTACTACCGTTTTGTACTGTATTTTATGGGATTTTGTTCAAAAAAACGACGAAAATTCCAACTACTAATTTTGGGTGATTATATGCAAGGATTGTATGAATTTAAGGGTGCAGATATCCGGTTTTTAACTATGGCATCAGAAATATGGTCTACTTGTTCTTTTCTGAAAACGCCTCATTTTGAATTATGCAATTTACGTACTTCGTATCGTATTACCAAGCCCATGGCGGCTTTTGTGAACAACGTTATGTTAGGATGTGGTCAGAGGGACGAAGCCCTTCAACAACTAACTTCAAAGGGTGCTTCGCACCCGGAGAAGTTTGGTCAGAGGGACGAAGCCCTTCAACAACTAACTTCAAAGGGTGCTTCGCACCCGGAGAAGTTTGGTCAGAGGGCGGAAACGCCTTCAAGTAATGATGATTCTATGAGATTATGTGCGATACGGGATGGTGTTCCCGTAACCTATTTGCGTAATTCACGTGCCAATTTGGAACGTATTGTGGTATATCATATACTCAAAATATTGGAAGAAGGCGATTTACCCGAAGATATTTTCGTACTGAGTGCATCTGTCAAGGGAATCAACAGTAACGTACGAAAAATGGAAAATGCCTTGGTAGAACGCGGTATTCCTTGTCATATTCCTATGTTAGAAAATGACAAAATGGATGAAAGGGTGATTCGTGGTAAAGTCGTGTTTTCCACATTTCATACGGTCAAAGGTCGTCAACGAAAATATGTAATTGTGGTGGGCTTTGACCAATCGTATTTTGCCTATTTTGCCAAGAATATTCCCATAGATCAATGTCCCAATACTCTCTATGTAGCATGTACACGTGCAACACATCGTATGATTTTACTGGAAAACAATGACCGTTCCACGGATCAACCTTTGCGATTTCTGACTATGGATCATTATGAATTACGTGACCAAGAATACATTGATTTTAAAGGACAACCTCAGACGTTATTTTATGAAAAAGAACCGGAAATGTCTTCGTCCATCGTAGCCAAACCGAACATTCATTATGTGACACCGACGGATCTGATCAAATTTGTGCCCGAACACGTTTTAGAAATGATCACACCCTGGGTAGAAGATATGTTTGTAAATGTATCGGATGAGATGCCGAACATAGAAATGGCGAGTGTGGTGTATTGCAAAAAAACGGGATTGTACGAAGATGTGGCGGATTTGAACGGAATTGCACTGCCGTGTTTGTTTTGGGACCGAATCAAAACAAAGGGACATATAGATAGTGGATGTGACGATACATCTACCCTGTATACACTAATTGGAAGTATGTTGGCAGACATGAAATCCAACGAACATGTATTTTTAAAACGCAAGTACCAAGAAATAGATAAAGACGCATGTAGTAGTGCGGCGGATTATCTTTACATGGCCAATTTATACGTGGCAGTTCAAGAAAAATTGTATTTTAAAATGACTCAAATATCCAAAGATGAATACGATTGGTTACCTGAAGATGTGGTAGAATCGTGTATCCGACGATTGGAAAAAGTGGTTGCATGTGAACCGGTACTTGCTCACGAACATGTATTAATACATCATAAAATGGAAGAGGAACATGCTCAGATAGATTCTATTTTGAATCCTTATTTTGATAAGTTTGGTCAGGGGGCAGAGTGCCCTCAAAACAGAGAACGCTATCGTTTTTCAGCACGTTTGGACATGATTACTGAAACGACTGTATGGGAAATCAAATGTACACAACAATTGACGTTTGACCATCGTTTACAAGTATTGATCTATGCATGGTTATGGCGTCTTGTTCCTGGTTTTGATTCAGATCAGAGGGCGTTTACGCCTTCTGGTAAGAAAATAAAAATATTCAACATTAAAAGTGGTGAAATATTGGAACTTCGGGCAACTACGGAAGAACTGACACGTGTAATGGTTGAATTGTTGCGTGGAAAGTATTCAAAACCTCCGGTTTTATCCGATACAGAATTTATGGATCAAGTAAAGGAACCTACGAATTTAAAGCATCCATTATAACTAGGAAGTTCAAATTGGTTCTATATGATATTATAGAACCAACAAACCAAGAATGATGCCTCCACTACGTTCACGGCATCATCCCCTAATGCTACCGTTCTACGAACGTCCGCATTAGGGTCTTATTCAAAGAAACTTTATGATGTCACTGAACGAAGTGAGTTGACCTCGTTTCTTGGGAGAGGACCTACTGGAACCTACGGTTCCAATCGTATATGGTTGTAACATTGTTATGATATTTAAAAGTGTACCAGTAATTAATGACATGGATGATTTGGTTTGTACCATGTTTAACACGGATTGTAACATATATACGATTTTTGTAGAAATGGGTATGTTCGTGGCTATCACATAATTGATTGCAGTTCGTATTTGATATAATATATAAAAATTTGGTTTTTTAGACTGAATCGCATGTATAATATTATATATCATTCCAATTATATTTTGTGCTTGAATAATAATTTTTGTACTTGGACTTGGAACTGGAATCGGACTCGGAATAGGTATCGGAACTAATACAGGTACAGGTGCAGGCACAAATGGTAATACATTCGCTTCAAATTGTCCAATGACATTTCCTGGTGGAAATGTGTTCATGGTAATAATCGTTTTCGTAGTGGTGGGGTCTATGTCAAGAGCAATTCCGTAATCAGTACTGGTAAGCCATACCAAACATGTAAAATGTCCAGTTGCATCCGAATATCCCGGGTTTTTAAAATCATATAGACTGATTTCATTGTACCAATTGTCTACGGATTTTTTGAGTAATGTCATTTTATCTGTTCCATATCCTTGAAAATACGCCAAATTCTCACCATACAATGGAGTATGACTATGTTCAAATAAATTATCGGTTAACAAATGATTAGACCATTGTTGTGAAAAATCTGCCAACGTTTGGTTCCAAACCAGAGGTGGTGCTTGGTTTTTTGCACGATAGGTATTAATATATAATGTAATTTCTGTAATTTCATCGGTGGTTAATGACATAATAGACATAAAAAATAATTTTTATATTTTTTGTATTTATATTAAATGTATTATATAAAATATGAACGCACTTGGAGTAATGTAATAATGTAATTACAAATCATACAAAATCCATCATTCACAATGTTTGTATAAGACCCTAATGCGGACGTCATGAGTCCTCGGCAAGCTCTGCTTGCCAGGACTCCGTTGTTGCAAGCTTCGCCAAGTAATTCGCAATGCGAATTACCGGTTGCCACCTTCGGTTGCCACCTTCGGTTGCCACCTTCGGTTGCCACCTTCGGTTGCCACCTTCGGTTGCCACCTTCGGTGGCGTACTTGCTGATCGTAGAACGGTAGCATTAGGGTCCGCGCCCTTCGTTCCGTATGGGCGCAACCTTGACCGACCGTAGGTCGGTCGTAGGGATGATGCCGTGGTTGGCGAAGCCAGAGTAGTGGAGGCATCACATCGTTGTCCGAATTTCTATAATAAATAATTATCATATTTGTAAACGGCTAGGTGTGCGACATGCACGTTGAGGACGTTCATGTCGTTCAGGAATTGGTTCATCCAAATAAGAATAACAACCATTTCCTGTTGCACGTTTGTTGGCGCGCCAACAACGACTGGATTCATCAAAATCAAATTGAACTTTGTTTTGTTTCGGTTGATAAGAAACCGATAATGGTGAAACACGCATCATATATCTATGATTTCTAGTCTCTTTCCAAACTTCTCCAGTGAAGTTAGTTGTATTAGGGTCAGCGAGCGGAGCTCGCAACCTTGAACCACCTTCGGTGGTTCTGAGGGAAGGCGTTTTGCTACGTGTTTGAATGGTTGTCATTAATACGAATCCGAGGGTGTATTTTCAAATGATTATATATATTATTTGAAATCAATTTTTTATATCTGAATTGATAATATAATGAAAAAAAAAACAATATATGTGTGTCTTATTTTTATTTGTATTGTATTGATATTGATGTTATGGATTATGATGAATTTTTCACCGTCTATTTCACGTGAAAATATGATATCAGACAATCTAGGAGAAGGTATTGTAATGGCCGATATTCCTGTTCCAACATCTGATGCCTACACAATGTTCACGGCATCATCCCCTAATCCGTCTACCAGTACACACGCGATTTCTTCCTTAGGATCAATGATTAATTCTTGTTTTGACAACCATACGGGAAATATGACATCCGAATGTCAAGACCAAATCAATGGTATTGCTTCTTCAATAACAAAATTTAAAAAATCAGATATAACTGATGGAATATCTTCATTATCTTCGCATTTATCATAAATAAAGGAACCTACGGTTCCTTTACACCTTTCGGCATTGAAAATGCCGAAAGTAACGTTGCCTTTTAACTCATTTATCGCCGACAAGTCGGCGTTATAAATGAGAAAAGGTGTAAAACCTACATCATAAGGTTTATATATAATATCAAATTGGTTGTATAAGATCCTATATAACCAATTTACCAAGAATCTTTGAAAGAAATCTTATGAGGGAGGTTTTAAAGGAACCGTAGGTTCCTTTATCCTGAGCACATTTCACATATTTCTTCTTCATCTTCTTGTTGTGTTTGTGCCTTTTCAGGTTCTATGGTAAATTGTTGAGCCGCATGGCGTGCTCGTCTTCGCAAATAATAAATACCAGTTTTCAGACCTTTGGACCAACTATAGAAATGCATACTGGTCAATGTATTATAAGTAGGTTCTTCCAACCATAAATTTAAACTCTGACTTTGACATACATACACACCACGTTCAGCGGCCATATCAATCAAGGTACGCATCGGAATCTCCCATACAGTCTTGTATTTTTCCCGAATTTCTTCCGGAATAATATCAATACTCTGAATACTACCATTGTTTGCCACAATATGATTCTTGATTTTTTCATTCCATAATCCCATAGAAATCAAATCCTTCATCAAATATTTGTTAGTAACAATGAATTCTCCTGCCAATGTACGACGGGAATAAATGTTACTCGTAATCGGTTCTATACATTCATTGTAGCCGAGAATTTGGGAAGTAGATGCCGTAGGCATGGGTGCTAGTAACAATGAATTGCGTAATCCGTGGATTTGAATCTCCTTTTTTAGACTGGTCCAGTCGTAACGATACGGTGAACTGGGATCCTTCGGGTCTACACGTAGAGGCTCGGTATGATCCCATAGATCAAATTGTAGTAATCCTTGGGAGGTAGGAGAACCCGGAAAGGTTTCGTAGGCACCCTCTTTTTGTGCAATAGCACATGATTCGGTCAAAGACCCGTGGTACATGGTCTCAAAGATTTCTTGGTTCAATCTTCGTGATTCCGGTGAACCAAAGGTATAACCCATCATCATAAAAGTATCCGCTAATCCTTGTACTCCGATACCAATGGGTCTATGGCGTTTGTTACTTCGTTCTGTTTTTTCGGTAGGATAATAATTGATATCTATGATACGATTCAAATTGTAAGTCGCCATTCTGGCAATATGATGTAATTTTTCAAAATCATACGTAGGTGGGTTTACACCTGATGGATCTATGACCACAAATGCAGGCAAAGCAATACTACACAAATTACACACGGATGTTTCATTTTCGTCACTATACTCTATAATTTCGCTGCATTGTGACGTATAAATACCGTTGAAAATTCCTGCATGTTTCTTTGGTTCCGTAAAACAATAGGTGTCATCATATCGTCCATTGTCCACTACTTTCGTAATTATTTGATTGTTTTTGATGTCACAAAATGTGGGAGACAAACATGGGGCAATGAGGTCGCCTTCTTGCAATTGTTGTGCTTCAACAATATTAATTTGGTCATTATCCGTCAGAATATAAAATTTATGATAAGGAGTACAATGCAATACATTGTTCGCACTCGTATGTACTTCTATCAATGGTTGCATTTCACCCGTCTGAACTATTTCAACTTCACTATATTCGGTTCCGTTCCATACATTCACATGTTTTCCACACTGTGTATATATAGGTACAAATAAAGGGGCATCATTCTTTTCAATTAAAATCAATGTTTCAGGAGCAACGCATAAATTGGAGCTTTTAATTGTGCCCAAATTCTGTTGATTGGATTTGCGATTCGCCGCATCTTTGAATACCAAATAAGGTGTACCCGTTTCCATCTGAGCATCCAAGATTTTAAACCATAAATCA